GTATGTTTTGGAATTTAATTTATTTTCATATCTCCCAAAATTGTTCATTCCTTTGAAGGCTATTGTCATATCACCACCATAAGCTTTCCATAATATATGGTGGGCTATAAAATGCTGCCTAAGACTCAATTCTACACCATTCCAAGGGTTTATTTTTAAATCGGTATATTCAGGAAACATATTTTTTGATTTTGGGCATATATGATGCAATTCATAGCCAAAATTACATTTGTTGTAATTGACACAATAATAGATAAATCTAATATACCTATTGAGATAATGTGTATTATTTGGGATTGTATTTAAGATGTCAAACAACCACCGACCACCAACATAATCCAATTCATCATTAACGATTTTGATTTTCATATACACCCACCAATAAACCATCTCTAATTTTTAAAGTGTACATCCACCACCACCACAAGTGTCCTCACTTGCATTAAGGTCTGTTCCGTCACTGGTTTTACTGTTTACATAGTATCTAGTTTTTAAACCCATCTTTGTCATATAGAAATAATCACTAAGCATTTCCTTAGAACCAACTACCTCATCACCAACAATTTTTCTATACAAATCTGAACTTATACCCTGATCAGTAAATTTCTGAACAATAGCATAGCAGTCTATCATATCTCTGGATGCAATATCCCATGCAAGTTCATACCGCTTTCCAATTTTATCACTATCAGGCGCACACCAATTGATAACGATGTTGTTATCAGTCTTTAGCATAGACAAATCCCGAATAGGATACAGCCCATTTGTAGTTGCAGAAGCTTTACTTGAACTTTCCGAAGGCATATGAGCTGTAGTTACTGAATTTCTGATACCACCATTGGAGATAATTTCTCTACGCAGTTCTTCCCAATCATATTGTAACTCATTCTCAACAACACTATCAACGTTTTTGTTGTATGTGTCAATAGGCAACCAACCACTAGGCCATTTTGTCTTGTGTATCCACGGAGCATTACCAAGTTCTTTTCCTAGCTGCAAACTAGCTTTGATTAGGTAGTAAGAATGGCGCTCAGCCGCATTATGAATTTCTTGCTTACCCTCTGAACTGCTATACTTTAAACCTTTCTTAGCCATGTGGTGTGCTAAACCAATAATACCAACACCCGCACTAATTCTTGCCTTGACTGTTGTTTCTAAGTGTGGCAATTCATAATGCCCTTTATGAATGCATTTGTCAATCATCAACAACGTATAGTAACAAGCCTTTTCATACTGTTCATCGCTTTTAATGTTAGAAATAACAATCCCACCAAGGGAACAAACCGCAACTTCACCCCTACCATGATCCTCTTTAGAATACAAGTCTTTCATGTTATCATACCCCTTTGTTGGTAGGGATATTTCCGCACAATTATGAACTAATATGTTATTTGCATAAAAGTTTTCATTATCCTCAACCGTTATATCGTATACGTCTTCTTCATGATTTAAATATTCTATTTTAATTCCCATTGCTTCCTCTTTTATTCTTTATCCACGGATATTGTAAATTTTCTTTGGTTTGAATAGACACACCAGTTAACTCATTATAGTACCAAAATTTTCCTGTAAGAGATTTTCTTACTTTTTGATTGTGTTCTTTGGTATTTTGGTATTTTGGTAAATAAAAATTATACTTTTCAAAGAACGCTTGTCTCAAAGGTTTTCCATTAAATCTATTCTTTGAGAATGATTTAGGAAAGTCTGGATATAATTTTAATAGCATTCCATACGAAAAGTTGTTGGTTTCATCAGAATACTCTTTACATTTCTCCAAAATAAAATCATCACTTATACCAGACCATCTACCATTATTCTCTTTGTGTGTTGTTTTCTTTAATTTCTTTTTCCAAGATTCTATCTTTTCTTCGGGGACAATAAACCCACCACATCCACCGGGTTTAGCATTGTATCCAATTTTTCTGTGCATTGTATTCATAATGTCAATAACAAATTCTTCAAATTCAGCAGATTCTTCTTTAGTTTCAAATTTTGCTAATTCGTGCAATTCAAAATTATCTACCCCATATTTTCTTATTGCTGAATGGAATCTAAATGGTGATGAATTATTAGAACAGCTTATGTGTGCCTCCCATCGTTCTTCTATTGCCCTAGATGTCATTCCTATATAAACCTTCCCGTTTTCTTTATTTTTAATACAATATACTGTGTGCATAACATAACAATCCGTAAGTAAGTAGGTAGTTGAATCTGTAAAAATATAAATAGAGATTAAACTACCTACTTAAATTGTATTATTTTATTAAAAGTTCATCGGTTTCTTTAAGATTTTTTGCTAATACATATCCTCTTTGAGTAAAAATTTTGTGATCTGGTGTGCAACGTATGGATATACCAGTGTGTTCATCGGTTATTCTAATAACTTTAGCATTACTGTTCATCATAGCGCCATTGGTTACTTTTTTATATTCATCTATTTCATTTTCAATATTTCTGGAAAGAACCTCAACATCACTGCCCTCTTTTTTGTAGATGTTGACTAATTCTTTTATTGGTATTGCATCATAAAATACTTCATTAATTTTTGCTGAAACTAATGTATCACCAGAAAGACACAAGTTTGAACTAAAAATTCTATCATGAAATGGTGTGTGTCTATTCATTTCGTCAGGCCAATGTAGATAGGATCGACCAGTTTCATACGCCTCGTTTAATGATGTAAGTAGCGTGTTTCTAGCATTAACATAAGTTTTCTTAAAGTTGTCGTCATTCTCATACTTTTCATACAAGGTAGCAAATAACTGTTCGTCTGAACTATAAAATGCTTTGTATAGATCAGGTGCTGTGAATATATTAAACAAGAAAACATCTTCATTCTTTGCCGCTTTCCTAGCATAGAACTTATTGGTTCCTGCACTATAATCCATACCACGAATTCTTTTATCCTCTGTAGACATAGGATTTTTTAGTTGGGAAATAAGATTAACTTCTGGATCAAACATAGAGAAGTGTGTTGTTGCTGCACCACCACGACCATTTTGCAATGATGACTTTACAACACCAACCAAAGATTTATAATAAGGCAACTTACCTTGATGCTTAATTGTACCACCCCGAATAGGATCACCCAACGACCGAATTTGGTGATGGGCACCAATACCTGCACTCATGTACGTCATAGTGTATGCAATATGATCACCCACACCAATAGATTGAGCATTATCATTAACAGTGTATAAACAACAACTGGCAAAGCCCCTCAGAGGGGTTCCAAGGTTAACATAGTTAGGGGTAGGGGCATTGATTACCTTGTTGGATAAAAGCTCATAGAATGCTTCTACGTCAGCCATGCGTCTATCTTTTGGCTGATCTTCTGACAGAGCCATAGCTATACGCATATAAACAAACTGCTGTGATTCGTATTCCTCATCAGTAACCCGATTCATCAAAGAATATTTTTCACGAATTTGCTTTAGTTCGAAGTGTGTGGCTTTCAAATCTTTGCTGTGATCAATCAACTTCTCAACTTGCACGTATTCTTCATCACTATAGTTAAGATGTTCCATTAGACCAATTTTCTGAAGATTACGATGCACTTCTTTTACAGTTGGAATAGTTCCATTAAAGACTTTCTTATAAATCAATGCAGCATACAAACGTCCTGCCATTCTGTTATAAGACCAAGAGTTATACTCTAGGCATGTCTTAATTAGTCGTTCTTGTAGTAATAGTGATGTGGTTTCTTTAGAAAGAGTACTAACAGTATGAAGTACTACGCTCGACCAATCTACTCGATTACCTAGAGACTTTGATGCCCATTCGCCCCATTTGTTAATCTTATTAGGTGAGAAGTCTTCTTTCCTGCCATCTATTTTAACAATTGTTTCTATCATAGCTCCTCTCATTTGAAATGATGGTCGATTCCATAACACAGCATTGCGTATGAATCGACTATGTCTGATATTGGACTTTTTTCTGCTTTGACATTAATGATCTGAGTAATGTCAATTGAAGTCTTTTCAATAAAAGCATTATGCATTGCTTCTTTATTTGAATTGCCTTTTCCTGAAAAGTCTTTCTTTACAGTCATTGGCGACGGGATGTAATATTCTATACCATGTTTCCACATTTGATATTTCAATAGGGCAGTATTTTCAGCAATGTTGAATACTTTACCCTTGGCACCCATAGCATATCCTTCAAGACATGCTTCAGTGACTTTGAATTTCTTTAGAATAGCCATTGCCCACTGTGCTATATTATCAAATCTTTCCATCTCAGATTCGTATGGAAATGCAAGCACACCGTATATGTTGGAAGAGTATTTATCTTCAAACTTTTTACTCGAAGTATAAAAAAATGTTTTACAGTTGATAAATTTTTTTGTTGATCCAACAGTAATTGCAGGACATGTCATAGAATAGTCAATGCCAGCATACATCATTCTTCTTCACTTACTTCTGCAAGTGATGTCTGACAGAAAGGACAATAGATAGGGTCTTGTTCTTCTGATTGAGTTATAATGATGTAGTGGTTATCACAAGTTTCACAGAGTATTTCGTTTTTAATCATATTGCCTCCAAGGCGAGTTCATTGTTATTTGAACAATTTATACTCGCCTTAGAGATGCTTTTACTCTTTTCTAGTTAATGTCACTAATGCATTAACTGCTGCTAGTTTAAACAAATAGTCTTTAAATTGATGAGAAACCGGAAGCTCTTCATAAGGAACAAGACATGGATGTGTTTTCTTTTCCGTATCTTTCACTTCACCATAAACCCAACCATTCTCAATCTTTTCTTTCATCCAAGATTCATGTTTATTAGAAGATGTTGCATTTTGATTATCGAGAACATACATAACACCATTTATAGCAGACTTTTGAATTTCTTCAGGAGCATCTACGTATTCTGGTTGACTATAATCTCCTAAAGCTTCACAATAGAACTTATTTGTGTTATGACAACAGTTTGCAATATATTCAATTTGTTCTTTTGATAGTTTTTCACTCAGTTTCATTTTCTTCAGCCTTTTGATTGTTAATGATTTCAACAGCATTGTTGATTCGTTCTAACATTTCTTCTGAATCAACATAGATGTCTTTACCGTCAAGCACTTCTTCAATTTCACCGTGATCAAATACAGGATAAAGTGTTTCTTCATATAGCTTTTTCAATAGCTTTCTTATTGAAACGATATGCTTAAAATGTTCGTTTGTCTTTTGCATTGAACCAAACGATCCATCATGAACCATGAATGTACAATATG